AAAAAATGACTAAGAAAGGTTGGACGGATGGCATGGAGATGGACTGCACTCATCGTATATTTAGGGATCTGTATATATGATTTCGTCGTGGTTCCCGTCTGGTTCGGACTAAATAGACCAGACCTATCTTCTTTCGTTACATACCTAGCAACAATCCAAGACCCACTAGTACAGTTAGAGTTAATGAAGAAGATGACAGGACAACACAATCCTTTTACCCTTATGGGAGGTGGCTTATTTCATTTAGCTTTCGGAGCATTACTTACAGGTTCCGTATTCGGTAAAGAAAAATAACGGAGATATCAGTGCCTACTAAAAAAGATTCAAGACTTACAAGAGCAGGAGTATCTGGTTTTAATAAGCCTAAGAGAACTCCCAAGCATCCTAAGAAGTCTCATGTTGTTGTAGCTAAGGTTGGGGATAAGATTAAGACTATTCGCTTTGGACAACAAGGTGTAAGTGGAGCAGGTAAAAGTCCTTCTACACCAAAAGAAAAAGCCAGACGTAAATCATTTAAAGCTAGGCACGGAAAGAATATTGACAAAGGAAAAATGAGTGCGGCTTACTGGGCAAACAAAGTAAAATGGTAAGTATGAACAAAAAGGATTAGAAAGGAATTACAATGTTTAAAACACTTATCTTAAGTATCCTATTATGCGTAGTTTCTTCTGCTTCTTATGCTGTTTCTGCGCCTTGTGCATCTCCTGATAAAATGGATGAATATATCCTATCAACTTTTAAAGAAGAGAAAGTATGGGTAGGAATTACTAGTAAACCTGACAAAACTCAGCAACTTACTTTCCTATACGAAAATTCTGAAACAGGTGGTTGGACTCTTGCTTTCTACAATATGGAAAAAAATATAACGTGTGTTATATCTGGAGGAGAATCTTCCACATATATTTCTACAAAGACAAAGGGTTCTAAACTATAATGGATTATTTAGCATTAAGCAATAGAGTACTACATGCTTTAAATGAGGTAGAGTTAACTGCTGCTAATTTTGCAAACAGTAAAGGTATTCAAACTGCTGTGAAGGAATTTATTAATCGTAGTATTAATGATATCTATACAGCAGAACTTGAATGGCCCTTTCTGCATACAGACGGGACAGTAACAACTGTAGCAGGGACAGCAGAGTATGCTCTTGAAGTAGGTTATAAATCTGTAGATGTAGATACTGCTTACCTCATCGAAGCAGGGGAAGATGTTAAAGTAATCCCCTATATCCCTTACACTCAATTCACTAATCAGTTTCGTGAACGTGATCTTGATCCTACTACAACAGATAATAGGGCTAAACCAGATTACTTTTATCTCACTCAAGATGATAAAATTGGATTGACTCCTATCCCCGATAAGGAATATACTTTTTACTATGAATACTGGGCAACACATTCTGATTTAAGTGCATCAACAGATGAACCTGCTCTACCTGTAAGGTATCAGGATGCTGTGGTAGCCCGTAGTGAGTACTATGTACACCAGCTTCGTTCTGATCTTCAAGCTGCTTCATTGAAAAACCAAGAGTATTCAGCTAAGATAAACAGGATGCGTATTGATCTTATCAACAAGCCAGACTACATGCGCTCTACAGCCCTCTCTTCTGGTAGTCGTTCTAACACCCGACACCCAAAGTACTTCTAGTATGGCAGTGTCAAAACTAAGAACAGTAGGTCAGCTTCTAGGTGCTTCAGCTACAGTATATACATGTCCCGCTAATTTTGAGGCAGAGGTTATGACGTTCCAAATTCATAACTTAAGTGCCGGTGCTGTTGATCTTACTGTAAAGGCCGTAATATCATCTAATGATGTACCTATTGTAACTACTAAAAGTATAGCAGCAGATGCAATCGTAGACCTACTTAACTCCAGACCTATCGCTCTTAGCGCAGCGGATACTATTGTAGCTACTTCTGGAACAGCAAGTTCATTGAATATAGTTATAACAGTATCAGAAACATTCACAGGATAAAAGATAGATGGCAGATGACGCAACAGTAACCATATCAGCTACTATTCTCCCAGACGAGATAGCTAAGACTATCGCAGGAAGTATGACTGTTGCTCCTGATGATGCTAACGATAAATGGTACTATAAGCTAACTGACTGTACTGCTACTAGTACAGATTTAATCGCAGGGTATTTTCTTGATTATGCTGCTGTAGATGACGATACTGCTCCTACTGCTGTACATGCCAATGATAAAGTAAAGTTCCTATTCATTAAGAATACAAGTTCAGCAGATGGTGTATACGTTTGTTTCGATGGAGGTACAGCCGCTAATGACTTAGTTGATGGTGTCTTTATCGGACCTTCTCAAACGTGGTTTGGACGATTACCAAATACTACAGTAGCAAATCTTCATGCTATCTCATCAGATATTGCTGATACTGGGGATGCAAGTGCAGCTTTAATTGTAGCTGCCCTTATAGATGATGTAGCTTAATGGAAAATATCCAACAGCAAATTGTATCGCTTGATGGGGGGTTGGTCCTTAACAAAGACCCGTTTACTCAACCTCCCGGTTCCGCATTACAATTACAGAACTTTGAACCATCTATTAAGGGTGGGTACAGGCGGATAAATGGTACGAATAAGTATGTACTGTTAGTCTTCAACGATACTAATTTAGGAACTACAAGTAAAACAGGTTCAGAAGCTATGCTTCTATCTGTTATTTTAGGATACGATGTTATAGCGGCACGAGGTGCAGTCTTAGGAAAAGCTACTTCAACCTTCTTTACTGATGATCACACTGATGCAGTAACTACATTAACTGTGAATAATACAGGTGGGTTTGCTTCTTCCGGTACGCTCTATGCTGGATCAGAAATAATAACGTACACAGGTAAAACAGCAACAACTTTTACTGGAGCTACAAGAGGGGCTAGTTCTTCAACAGAAGCAGCACATCTTAGTAATGTAATTATTTCTACTGGCTGGACTAAGATTGATGAAGCAAGAACTTCAGCTAATCCATATACCTTCACCAAGTATAACTTTAGTGGTTCAGATAAGATTGCTATTGCTGATGGACAAAACTATGCAGCATCCTATGATGGAACTACATATACACTACTGAATGGTTCTGTCGGTTCTGGTCTAGGTACTGCACCTACAGCTACTGAATCTATCTTTGCCTTTCGGAACCATATGTTCTTTGCTAAGTCATCTTCAGAAGAACTTGTGTTCTCTGCCCCATTTGCTGAGAATGATTTTACTCCTGCGAATGGTGCGGGAAGTATCAGGGTAAATGATAAGATCGTTGGTCTTATGGTCTTTCGTGAAAAACTGTTTATCTTTTGTAAGAATAGTATCTACGTCCTATCTGGGAGCAGTGTGACAGATTTTGTAGTAGAGCCAGTAACACGGGATATTGGTTGTTTAGATAAATTCTCCATTCAAGAAGTAGGTGGTGATCTTATCTATCTTGCTCCTGATGGACTTAGGACCATAGCTGGTACTGATAAGATTGATGATGTTGAACTAGGAACGATTAGTAAAGCAATTCAGGAACGGGTTGAAGAGATAGGTTTTGATAATCTCACTTCAGTTGTTGTACGTGAGAAATCACAGTACAGACTATTCTTCCCTAAGACAGCAGGTAATGAAAACAATCAATCTGGTATTTTAGGAACTATGAAGCAAGACAACCAAGGTCAAGTAGGATTCCAATGGGCAGATATTGTAGGTCTTAAACCTAGCTCTACCGACTCAGAGTATATAGGTCAGATTGAAGTTGTACTTCATGGTGCCTATGATGGCTTTGTATATCAGCAAGAAAATGGGAATACTTTTGCTGGAACTAGTATGGAAGCTCTTTATCGTTCAGCCGATCTTATCATGGGGGATGCTGGGATAAGGAAGAGTATGCAACGTGTTATCACTAACTACAGAAGTGAAGGCACTGTAAATGCAAGACTACTATTGAGGTACGATTATGATTCTTCCAGTACACCTCAACCCGCTGCCTACGCCTTTAATGAAGGGGCTGCTACTGCTATCTACGGAGTAAGCAAGAGTACCTATGGTCTGGCTGTATACGGTGAAGGTGGTAACCCACTAACAAGACAATCTGTAGAAGGTAGCGGCTTTGCTGTTGCTATTAAAATGAACGAAGATGCCGGGTCATACCCATTTGTATTAAACGGTTTCCAGCTAGAATTCACTGCTGGCGGCAGACATTAAAAGAGGGAATAATGGGCGCAACATACACAAGACAATCTGAAAGTGCTATTGCAACTGGGGAGGTTATCCAAGCTTCGCATTCAGAAGATGAGTTTGATCAACTAGTATTAGCCTTTACTGCTGATTCGGGACATTCACATGATGGAACTGCTGGTGAAGGTGGAGATGTAACAAAGCTATTAGGTACTGCAATTACCATTGGTGATGGCACTGCTGGTACTGACATTGCAGTAACCTTTGATGGTGAGAGTAACGATGGTGTCCTAACGTGGATGGAGGATGAAGATCAATTCAAGTTCTCTGATGATGTGATGCTCATTGATAATGAATCATTAATCTTAGGTACTAACTCAGACGTTACTATAAAGTATGATGAAACAACCAACGATGCATTAGAGATTGCTGCTAATGTAGAAGGCGCACCATTAGCTATCATCCTTAAAGCAGATCAAGGTGACGATGCTGGCGATGAGTGGAAAATCAATGTAGCAGATGGGGGCGTTATTACCTTCGGCAATGATAAGAATAGTGCCGGTACGTATGTCACACACCTAACCATGACCCCTCATGCTACTGTAGGAAGCTCAACGGTGGCTTTTGCTGGCGGTGTAACAGTTGCAAGCAATCTTACAGTCACTGGCGATCTTACGGTCACTGGTGATGATATCACGATGGGAACAAATACTGCTGGACATATCATGGTTGGTGATGGCAGTAACTTTAATCCGATTGCTCTTGCAGGAGATGTAGCATCTATTAATGCTGCTGGTTCTGTTACCATAGCAAATAATGCGGTATCATTGGCTAAGATGGCGGGACTAGCACGGGGTAAGCTTATCTACGGTGACGCTTCAGGCGATCCTGCTGCACTGGCTGTAGGCTCTGCTAACACTGTATTACAATCAGACGGTACAGACGCTTCATGGGCAACGGTTACTAATGCTATGCTTGCTGGCTCAATCGCTGACAGTAATCTATCTACGATCAGTACGGCTGATAAAGTGAGTGCAGCTGCTATTCAAGTTGATGGAGCAACTGATGGTACTAGTATCACTATCGCCTCTACGGATAAGTT